AATAAAAAATGGAACTAACTCCTAATAACAATATAAAAATAGTAAGACTGCAAAGTGGTGAAGATATTATGGCAGATATCATTGAAGATGAAGAAAACGATACCATCTTTTTAGATAACCCAATGCACATTATTTTTAAAAGAGTGCCTACAGGTCAAACTGTAATGATGATGGCGCCTTGGTTGCCAATTGAAATCATTAAAGAAAATAGTGCGATTGTATATTCAACAGACATTCTTACAATCATTGAACCAAAAGATGATTTAGTTCGTTATTACGGTAGTGTTGTGTCTGAAGCACAACTAAGAATGGAAGAAAAAAGAAACTTCGATGAAGAATACGATGAAGAAGAAGATGAGGAAGATATTGATGCAGAAGAATTATTTGAAATACTTAACGAAAAGAAGAAACACAACATACATTAACATTCAAAGGGAACACCATGATGATACGCTGTGTCAAGCCTTTTGTCAACACTTAACCAGGTAAATAATATGAGTAAAGCGACTAAACATTATGTAAACAATGCAGATTTTTTGCAGGCGTTAATTGACTATCGTGACAAATGTGCGATTGCTAAAACAGATGGCAAAGAAGATCCTCAGATTCCAAACTACATTGGAGAGTGTTTCTATAAAATTGCTGACCATCTATCACGCAAACCCAACTTCATATCATATTCTTTCCGAGATGAAATGATTTCAGATGGTATTGAAAATTGCCTAATGTATTTCCGTAATTTTGATCCTGACAAATCGAAAAACCCATTTGCCTATTTTACGCAGATTATTTATTATGCTTTTTTACGCCGTATTATGAAAGAGAAAAAACAACTCTATGTCAAATACAAGGCAACAGAACAGTTTGGCATCTTAGATGAACATGAAATGTTTGAAGATGAAAATGGAAATATGAGGCAGTTTGAATTGTATGATAACATTTCCGAGTTCATTTTTAACTTTGAAGAAAACAAACGCAAGAAGAAAGAAGGCAAGACCAAAGGCCTAGAAAAATTTATGGAAGAACAATTACCTGAATAACTATTGACAACCTCTCGAAAAGGCGATATAATGGATAGATTAAAAATTGAGCATCACATAAAACACCTCCAAGAAATCCATGATGACTTAGATAAAAACATTAAAGAAGAAGAAAAACATTATGGTAATGATGCATTAGTTACCTTTCTCAAAAAGAAAAAACTTAAACTCAAGGATGAAATAGAAGGTTTCAAAAGCCAATTAATATGAAATTATGCATTTTAGGTGACACTCACTTCGGAGCTCGAGGTGATTCTTTAGATTTTCACAAATACTTCCAGAAATTTTATGATGAAGTATTTTTTCCATACCTGATTGAAAATGATATTAAGGTAGTATTTCAAATGGGCGATTTGTTTGACCGCCGAAAGTTTATCAATTTCAATTCTCTTTACCTATCTCGCAAATACTTTTTTGAAAAGTGTGAACGATTAGGTATTCAATTACATACTTTGATTGGCAATCACGATGTTGCCTATAAGAATACACTTGAAGTAAACTCACCATCCCTATTATTAAATGAATATAACAATATCGAAATCTATGAAGAATTTGATACCGTAGAATTTGACGGGGTATCAATTGATGTTGTGCCTTGGATTTGTGATGATAATGTAGATGATATATTTAACCGAATGAAAGATTCGAAGGCACAAATTTGTTTTGGACACTTTGAAATTGCCGGTTTTGAAATGGACAGAGGCAATGTTTGTGAAAGTGGTATTGACAAACAATCATTATCCAAGTATGATGTAGTGTTAACAGGTCACTTTCATCATAAGTCAACAGATGGTAATATTACCTATGTTGGCACTCCCTATGAAATGACATGGGCAGACTGGAACGACCCAAAAGGTTTTCATATCTTTGATACTGAAACCCGTGAAATGAATTTTGTAAAAAACTCTTTTTCAATGTTTCACAAAATTACATATGATGATGGTAAAACAACTTTTGAAGATTGGAAAGAATATGATTTTTCAAAACTCAAAGAGTGTTATATTAAAGTTGTTGTATTGAATAAACAAAATCCGTTCTTGTTCGACCATGTGATAGACAGTCTTTATAAAGCAGGTGTTTCAGATTTGTCAATTGTTGAAGATTTTACAGATGTGAATGTCGATTTAGACCAAGACATTATTGACCAAGCTGAAGATACAATAACTATACTTTCTAAGTATATTGACAATTTAACACTTGATGTTGAACCCGAAAAACTTAAAACATTAATGCGTGAACTTTATGTTGAAGCATTGAATACAGAAGTGGCTGAATGATACTATTTCGATATGTTCGTTGGAAAAATTTACTAAGCACCGGAAATTACTTTACAGAAATCAATCTGTCGGGTAACACTAACACATTAGTTGTAGGTGAAAACGGTTCGGGAAAAAGCACGATGCTCGATGCGTTGTGCTTTGCTCTATTTGGCAAACCATTCCGTGATATTAATAAACCTCAATTATTAAATTCGATTAACAATAAAGATTGTGTCGTTGAGGTTGAATTTGATACTGGCAATAAAGCATATAAAATCATTCGTGGTATCAAACCAAATGTATTTGAAATTTATTGCAATGGTGAACTTGTCAATCAAGATGCCGCTGTAAGAGACTACCAAGAATACCTAGAGAAGTTTATTCTCAAACTAAATTACAAATCATTTACACAGATTGTAATTTTAGGTTCTGCATCATTTACTCCTTTCATGCAATTGAAATCGGCAGACCGCAGAGAAATTATTGAGGACTTACTTGACATTCAAATCTTTTCTACCATGAACTCATTGGTAAAAGACCGATTGAGTAACAACAAAGATTTGGTTGCAAACAAGAAACATGAAATAGATTTGGCAACACAGAAACACGATATGCAAAAAAAACATATCGATGAGTTGAAGCAAAACAATGAAGATAAGGTGAAAGAGTATGAGACAGAGATTCAATGTAATAGCGATACCGTATCCTCATTATTGGCAAATGTTACCATCCTTACAACAGAGGTCGAAACATTGCAGAACTCTGTGGCAGTTAAAATTGAAACAGAGGCTAAGGTCAAGACGATTACAAAACTTGAATCGCAAATTGAAAGCAACTTATCCAAATTTCGTAAGGATATCGGTTTCTTTCAATCGCATGATAATTGTCCAACATGTAGGCAAACCATTGCCATGGAGTTTAAAGAAGAAGAACTTACCAATCTCTCTACCAAAGTTACAGAATGTGAACATGGACTCTCACAACTTGAACAAAAATTAAATGCAGAACAAGAAAAATTAAATGACATTGCAGAAAAACAAAAAGAACTGCAACGAAAACAAGTTGAAATTGCCACATATAACACAACAATCACCGAAACAAACAAGATGATTGCTCGTTTGCAAAAGTTGGTAGAAGAATTGAAGAACTCTAAAACGGTATCAGATAAAGAAGAAAAAGAATTAAGTGACATAAAAGAGTGCTTAACCAACTTAAAGAACGATTTAAGAGTGTTTATTGATGAGAGAACTTATTACGAAGTTGCAGGTAATCTACTCAAAGATACAGGCATCAAAACAAAGATTGTTAAACAGTATTTACCTGTTATCAATAAATTGGTGAACAAATATTTGGCATCATTAGATTTCTTTGTAAACTTTAACCTAGACGAATCATTTAAAGAAACAATCAAATCTCGTCACCGTGATGAATTTACATACAATAACTTTTCTGAAGGTGAGAAACAAAGAATTGATATGGCATTGATGCTGACTTGGCGTGCTGTTGCCAAATTAAAGAATTCATCAAACACAAACTTATTAATTTTGGATGAAACATTTGATTCTTCACTAGATGCCAATGGTACAGAAGAACTAATGAAAATCCTACATATGTTAGAAGGTGTAAACCTATTTGTAATTTCACACAAAGGTGATATACTGCAAGATAAATTTGCAAATGTCATTAGGTTTGCAAAAGAGAAAAACTTTTCAAGGATAATGAAATGAGTGAAACATTAATAATTGATACTGTTGCGGCAATTGGAATGCCAGAACAACAGGTCAGAGTAGAACCTCTGCCGTTGTATGATGAAAATCATCCAATGTTGAAAGTTCAAATACCAGAATATAAATTTGATTTGCCAAATCCACTAATGGAAATGTTAGTCAAAAGATTAAAGATGACAATGAAATTATATGGTGGTATTGGTCTATCTGCCAATCAATGTGGTGTATTTGAACGGGTATTTGTTATTGGTACCGACCACTTTCAAATTGCATGTATCAATCCACGAATCATAGGGCAAGCACCATCAACAATTAAAGTAGAAGAAGGTTGCCTCTCTTTTCCAGGCCTTCATGTTAAACTAGACAGACCAGATTGGGTCGAAGTAGAGTTTACAAATGAAATGGGTGAACTAAAACAAATGAGACTTGAAGGTATAACTGCTAGATGTTTTCAACATGAACTTGACCACATGAATGGCATTCGTATGATTGACCATATTGGTCCTGTGGCATTACAAATGGCAAGAAGAAAACAAGATAAGATTATTAAAAAAATTGTTCGCAATAAGAAAAAATGAAACTAACAATTACACGCCTCAGAAGCGGAACAAATTACAAACAACCACTCCATGATATTATGGATTCCTTTTATGAGTTATACAAAGAGTATATCTCTAAGAATTCACAGCACACTTATGGAGTTTGTAACTTTGGTTGGAATGCAGCCAATCGTAAGAAGTTAGATGATATACTTGATGCAGATGTTGTAATTATTCCTAGTGAAAATGAATTCTTTCAACACATTAAAGGGTATGTTGACCCAAGACACAAAGAAAGGTCAGATGAATTCATACATCAAATTGGTGAACTTCTGGCAAATAAACATGTCATTCTAATGCGTAGTGACCGTGCCGATAATGAAGAACTCTATCGCACAAGAACTTTCAAAGACCAAACAATTGGCAAGTTTTCAATTTTTGATGAGATGGATATACCTGGTGGTTTACACGGCATGAAATACCATTTCATTAAAGAGAATATGCCGATGCGTTTGTTTGATGACTGGGATAGGCAATATCATTTCATTTATTGGGGTTGCGATAAACGAAAATTAATTGATAATATTGAATCTGGTGATGAAAGACACCTGGTATTCAAACAAATAAAAAAAGAATCGAAAATAAGGGCATACTTTATTGGCAAATATAATTCAATTGTGCCCAACAAAAAGATAGATTCGATGTATAATCTATTAGATGATTTAACTGGTGCGAAATCAACTCTCTGTTTTAATTGGTTGGATCCTGCCGCAACAACAAGTAGATATCACGAAGCCATTGCTTGCGGTATTCTACCATTTGTTTGGAAGAATTATGATTGCAATAATACCCTAGTTGCTGACCAATGGCAGAGAGTTGAATCAGTTGAAGAATTGTATGATAAAATACAAGATGTGGATAAGATGTTTCCTGCAATTGAAGATTATTATGTGCGTAATACAATGAAACCAAAATCATGGTACTACGAAAAATTTGAAAATAGAATGAATGAGATATTGAATGGCGTATAGTTTTGATTCAAAAGATGATGTAGAAGCCCAATGGCAGAAGTGGTCTGATTCTGGTATTGAATTTACTGATGTTGACTTTGAACATTTAAAAGAACGAACAATCAATGAATTGACCTATGTCTCTGCCATGGATGTTCGTGAATACACCCTCTTTCAAAAATGGTGTGAAGTGCAAGAAAAATATCCTACTGTCACAGTCAATGATTTGTGGGAAGGTGAAACAAAAGTTCTTTCTGATGAGAAACAACGCCGTGCAATTGCAGAAGTTAAATCAAACTTTTGGATTCAAAAAGACCCTGATGATTATCTTAAATTACA